GAATTTTTCTTGGTTCTCCAGGAGAACTGCGGTAACCATTCTACGATGGGAGTCGGTGATTTTCTCAGCGCCTTCGTAATCAAGTAATGGTGCCCACTTCTCCTGCAGTTGTTCGCCATTGAACATTTGCATTTGAATTAACCTCTTTTAAAAGTGTTTGGGTTTATTTTATAATGTAAAACTTACTTTTTGGAGACTCTTCTCAGAGCAGTAAGATATCCTTCCATAGATCCAGTTACATCCTGGGTCATGGATGTTTCTTCTGCAATGTACTCAGAAGAATCTGTTTGAGCACTGGCAGTTTTCTTAGAGGGGAAATATGCCTCTCTTAAGGTTACCAGTTTCTCACGGTAGTCTGTTTCACTATCAAACTCAACACTTTCTGCAAGAGTAGCGAGTCTTTCTTTCTGAGTGACTGCGAGTCCTTCAGAAACCTCACCTAAGATTCCATCAGATGTGGATTCTGCTAATCTCTTGTTCAGAACAACATTTCTGTCGATCTGCTCATTGAGTTTTCCTTCCATTTCATCAAGTTTATTTACCATGCTCTCAAGTACATCATATCTTTCTTCAGGGATTGAAACATAATGTTCTTCAAAAAGTGTCTTCATACCGGAGAGGAATGATTCAGACATTTCTGACTTCAGTCCTTCTTCAACAGACAGTTGGTTTTCTTCCAACCACTCGGATGAGACATACTCAAGATATGAATCGACACGTTCGGTCATTTCACTCTTGAATGTTGCTACCTGCTCTTCAATAACGGTAGCGTAGGATGCTTCCAGGTCTTCCTTGATCTCTTGAACTTTAGCGTTAATCGCTGTTTCAAAGATCATCTTTGCTTTTTCCTGGAACTCTTCGGAGAGTTCTTCGCCTTGGAGAAGTGCAGTAACATCAGCATCGATGTCTAATTCTACAACTTCCTCTTCCTCAACGATTTCCTCTTCAGTGACTTCCTCTTCAGAAATCTCTTCTTCAGAAACAATCTCTTGATCGTCATCGATCTCAGACTCTTCCTCTTCCTTCATGCCAGCAGGCATTGCATCCGCAGGCTTAGCACCTTTGTTTACAACATCTCTAACTTGCTTGAGGGTAGTGCCGGGTGTCTTCAGCTTATTGCTGTCGTCATCAGGCTTGCTGTTTTCTGGGGTAGGACCGCCAAGGTCTTCTACATTAGCGGGCAGACCGCCAGTAGTAAGTTTTTGCATTGGTTCCGCAGGTTTGGCACCAGCGGTTACAGCATTTTCCTTAACGTCTTCCATTTCGTGTAAATTAGAACCACTGGACATTTTAGAACTCTCCGATTTCCTATTTGTAGTTATTTAAACTATATTTATTTATAAATTAAAGATTTGATAAAAACTCACCCCATAACTGGAGTTTGTTCTCTTCAAGTCTCTTTTGATCAACAAGAGTATTTATCCTCTTTCTGGTATTGCTACAGAATCTCTCACGGAGAATTCCGCCTTCCCATACCCACTCTTTTCCTTCCATAATTCCGTCAACAAAAGCGTCAGGTGCAGAAGGGTCAGCGACGATATCTGCAGCAGTTGCCAACATGAAATCTTCACCAACAACGTTGATACCTTCGTTGTTCAGTTTCAGAGAACCAACACCACGGGAGGAAACTCCAAGTTTCACACCCTCACCAATAAGTGATTGTGCAATCTTACCCATTGGGGTGCTGAGAAGTTGTGCCTTACCGTAAATGTTAGAACCTCTTTGCTCAAGACATACAATCTTGTGAGATACACGATCAAGGTTGATAGTTGGACCATCGGGGTGACCGAGTTCGCCAAGTGCTCTACCTTTATTGGTATACGATTCGTTGTATCTACCAACTTCTTTTGCAAGAGTTTGAATAGGATACATTCTTCCATTACGGTTTTTGATGTCACCCTGAAGGAAAGTTCCCTCAATGTACATCTTCTTTTTAGCACCTTTTCCTTCGGTGATAAATTCTACGGTTTCAACCTCTTCTCTGATTAGTTTCATTGTTTTAGTTTCTGAATGCGACTTTTACACCTTTGACCGAAGTACCACCGGCAGAAGCAACTAACTTATCAGTGGGTTCTTTTTCAAGAACAACGGTTTCTCCGACTCCAACAGTGAGACTTCCAATAGTGTTATCACTAGAATCAGATCTTGTGATAACGACCACAGCAGAGTGACCATTATAGACTCTGACTACAGTTGCATTACTTACATTTGTAGCAGAGTTTAAAGCAACTTCTGCTGCTAAGACCTTAATCAACATCTTCGTCTCCGGTTTGAGTTTCTTCCTCTTCGTCCTCTTCGGACTCTACTTCAAGTTCATTAACAACTTCATCGGTTTCATCTTCTACTTCATCGTCACCAAATAGAGAATTGCCGATGTTTGGTCGGATTGCATCTATCTTAGATGAAGACTTTGCATACAAAATCTCTTTAATTTTGTCACTAACCTCAGCAGGGGATGCTTCAGCACCCACTAACAAATCCATTAAATCATCCATTTTGTATCAAAAAATTATAAGAACTATTATTTATTTATATCTCACCGCCCTCGGGTGCTTCGACTGCTTTTTCTTGACCTGCTAAATCTGGTTCATTAACAGGTGCTCCGAGACCCATTGGATCTGCATTTGGATCTATAGGTAATCCAGTATTAGGATCAACGGGAGCATTTGGATCAGGAAGAATACCATCTTTGATTTCCTTCTCGATCTGCTTATCCATCTCCTTGATTTCAGTCTCAGTCTGCTTAAGGACTTTATTTCTCACATAATATGCAGAGAAATATCTACCCATGTAGGGTTCCATAGCAGCAATGACACCAAGTTGCTCATTGAGAAGTTCATTCTCTTTGAGGTCAGAGAAGTGATTGTCATACAGATAATCATATTGAATATGATCTTCCAGTTCCGACCAATCATCAATAGTGATAATGTTCTTCAGAATCAACTGAGTCTTCAGCATATCGTTGAAGATACCAGAGAATCTTTTACGTAATCTGCCGACAAACTTGGTAAACTTCAGTTCATCACGCAGAATCTCAGAAGAACGACCAAGGTTGAATCCACCAGAACTATCGAGTCTGCTGGAAGGAACGTTCAGAGATTTGTAGAGTTTGGTTTGGAAGTAGTCAACATCAGAAAGTTCTCCAAGGTTCTGACCACCAGGCAGTGTAGAAATCTCAGTTCCTCTACCACCTTCTCTTCTAGGCAACCAGAAATCCTCAAGCATTGCCATATGCTTACGGTCATCACGGATTTCTCCGGTGCTCGCATTGTAGACAAGTTTGTTACGATAACGATTCATCACATCGCGCAGATACTGTTCTGCTTTTACCTTAGGCAGATTACCAACGTCGATGTAGAAAATTCTACGTTCTGGTGCTCTTGACAGTCTGTAGATAACAAGACTATCCTCAACCATTCTTAATTGGTTAAGTGCTTTAATTGCTTTGTGCAAATAAGATAAAATTGTTTGCTTATTTCTGTCTACTAGTCCAGAGGTTACAAATGTAATTGCATCTTTTGAGATTTTTGTAGCACCCTTGGAGTTTCTATTTGGGTATATACCACCGCCACCTTTTGTTGCGGAGTTAGGATCATACAGATAATACTCTTCTATTTCGGGTGACTTATAGTTTTCTGGGTTCAGTGGATCTTTACCACCTCTTGCAACATTAAATGGAGACTGAGCATTTGGTCCACCTTTCTCTTGCTTACGAATCAAGCGAATTTTAAGTGGGTCAATATTTCTAATCTCTTGGATACCTGAAGAGGGATCCTTAAGATCAATTACTTTATGGTAGAAGATTCTTCCGTCAATGTACCAATTCCTAAAGATTTCATGAGACTTCCTATCGAAGTTCATCATGTTTTTAATATTCTGGAACTCTTCTCTGATAATATCTTTAAGTTTATCTGAAGCGGGAAGATTAGATAACTCAATCTCTACAGGAGAATCATTGAGGTCTGAAACAATTGCTTCATTTACAATATCTTCAATCGCGCTATCACACTCAGGATGCAGACACATCTCACGGTATCTACGAATCAGATCCTGTTCAGACTTATAAACTCCTTCGATATCTACGTATTGTCCGTAGAAACCGCTGGAGAGATAGAAATCTGATTTGTCCTCATCTGTTTGAGGCACAGGGGAGACAATACTTTTTGAAGTATTCTTCTCCCCCGGATCTGGTAGTTTAAAACCAAATAATTTAGACATTAATCAAGATTGAACTTATTATCCTACTATTTATACTCCGGTGCCAAGTTGACTTGAACCGTCTGGGTTCAGTGCTTCACTCCACTGAACTTCCATGGTCACCGAGAATTCCTCAATCGTATCAGAACTATCGTAAGAAAGTGCGATATCTGAAACGTTTGTTGGGAATGAACCATAGAATCTGTACTGCTTAAGTACGGGAATCGTTGGATCAGTGGTTGGTTGGGCACCACCTACCTGTGCTCTTCCGAGTTGCTTAACATACATATCCTGCTGATACTCAACGGGATTTGTAATACCAGCATTATCTTCATGCTTGTTGATGAGATTCATCCATCTCTCGAAAGCAGTTCTGATGCTGAAGTCAACATCGTTGATGATGGTGATGGTCCATGGATCGAAGGTTCTGTCTCCAGCAACCTTCAGATTTCTACCTCTGAAGGGGATGTTGATTGGAGAGATGTTAGAAGCAGGAAGGTTTGCTGCCTTAACCATGAAACGAGTTCTGTCGGTTAAAGCATCCTTCGTGGTTCCTTCGGGGATAGCGTCATCGGGGAAGTACAATTCACACTCAAATAGATTGGGTCTTGCACCTCCACCGATCATTCTGCCCTTAAACGCATCAAGGGTTCTATCCTTTGTATTTGGGGCGTTACGGTTAGCCATTAGATGTTTCCTCTACTGTGTGAATGAATTAAACGTTGCCGACGACTTCTTCAAAACTTACTCCGGTGCGAGTAGCAACGAAGGTAAGACCGATGAAGTTGATAGATCTTGCGGGTTTGACAAAGATATCTGCTCTAAACTGGTTAGAGTCAACGATGTCTGGGGTGTTATTAGTCTCATCGCAGATTACGACGAACTCGGTAATACCTCTCTTTGCCTTGACATCGCGGAGGAATGGTTCAACAATGTTGACGAAGTTAGATCTTGTGATAACATCGTTGAATTCAAAGAGTTGATCCTTTGCTGCTCTCTCGATTGAATCCTCAATGGTGAGGAACAGACGACGAACGTTGATTCTATCGAAGGCAGAAGCGAAGGAAAGACCAGTCTTATCACCGAAGAGAAGAATACCAGATCCTGGTTGTGCCACGATTGGGTTGATTCTCTTAGGATAGATTTGATCTCTCTGTGCCTGTGAAGGATTATAAGCAAGTTTGACTGCACCGTTCAGTGCTCCTCTTGCGGAACCAGCAGGTGAGAACCAGGAGAACTGGTTGATTGAAGTTCTTGCCATCAGACCAGCAACGTCAGCGTTACAAGGAACGTAACGGAATTCGTTGTTGAATCTATCGAAGGTGTACTTATATCCTGAGTCGAAGACTGCGTAGGAAGATGAAGTCAGAGCATCGAAGAACTTGATGATGTTATCTGTCTGTGTATCAGAGTTTGCTTCATTTACAACACCAGAGGTATGTGGTGAGATACAAGCGATACAATCCTTTCTAAGTTCGGCAATTTCAATCAGTTTGTTTGCCTTTGCTTGTGATTCAAAGATTGAACTACCACCGGAAGGACCGTTGATTAGGAAGTCAACCTTGTATTCAGCAGGATTCTTGAGAACTTCGTAAGATGCTACGACGTCAGCAAGTGTAGATGCGAATCCATCAGCAGCAGTGTAGTTCTTACCACCTGTAAGATTGTAGGTAACTGCACCTTGAACATTAAAGGTTGTTCCTTGTGCAACTCCACCCCATGCACCAGTTGCTGCAGTGAATGTTTGTCCAGTTCCACCAGTAAGTCCACCAGAAACACCAGCTGGATGTGATCCAGAGAAGACGAACTCGGAAAGGTTAGCAAGAGAGTTCTTGTAGAATACTGCCTCGGTTGGCGAGATAGTACCGTCAGAGGACTTGCTGAGGAAGGTAAACTTCTCAACAATGTTTCCAGCAGTTCCGGTTACAGATCCGGTGTCGTCAACTACGACTACGTGGATTTCATCGTTCTTAGAACTTCTTTCGGAAGCATACTGTGAGGTTCCGGGTTTCTGTGCGATTGAACTCCAGGAAACTGTGGAGTTTGTAAGTCCAAGAGTCTGACTATCGTACCAATCAGCAAGAGTAGCAGAAGTGTAAGTCGCAGTGCTAACACCAGCAGAAGTTCCAACACGGAGTTGATCACTATTGGCAGTTGAGGAGGAGGATCTTGTGAATGTAAAGATCGCGCCATCTCCAGCAGTGCTGATACCAGTGATTGACTTATCAACGAATACAGTGTTAGCACCGATAGCAACAACCTTGGTGTTTGCAGCAACTGTTGAATTACCACCAGTTACGGTAACGACGTCTCCGATTGCAATGTTCTGATCGACACCGCCAGCAGCAGAGGTTGTGTTGATACCAGAGATTGAAGCGTCAACTGCCTCGTTGATAACACCAGCAGTTGTACCAATACCAGTAGTAGTGGTTGAGGTTACAGAGGTTGGTGCAATGAATGCTACCGAACCACCTTCTTGATATCCAGCAGCAGCGGAAGTTCCGTTAGCAGCAACTGTATCAGTAATTTTAACTGAGATTTGACCAGCACCAACCTCGGTGATGATGCCTCTCAGCATTCCATCATAGAGTGAAGTGGATCCAGAACCTGCTTTTACTCTTCCTGCCATCGTTTGGGTAACACCCATACCGACTGTAACGCCAGTTGTGCTGATACCGGAGATGATTTGGTCAGCAGCACCGTCAATGGTGCAGACCTTAAGATTGTTTGCCCACTTACCTGGGTTCTTTGCAGCGAACTCCCAAGTTACAGAAGGAGAACTGTTGTTGTTTACGTAATCCTCATAGGATTTGATTTTAACACCAGTTGAACCATCATTGTTGGCGTTATTGAGATGACTACCAGCAACCTCGTCAGTTCTGAGAACTCTCAGGGTTCCACCATAAGAAAGATATGCAGACGCACTCAACCAGTAGTCACACTGTGCGTCGGTTGTAATTGGCTTACCAAAGGTAGCGAGAAGATCTTGCTCAGTTTCAACCAGAATGGGAACATTGATAGGTCCCTTTTCAAATGGACCTGCAATTGCACCAACCTGGTCATTTGCAGCATCCACTCTACCGATTGTTAAGTCAACTTCTCTTACCTTGACGCCGGGGGATACTAGGTTAAGCGACATGTCTTTTCCTCGACCGAAGATTCATTTTTACTATTATTATTTAGAAAAAGTGACTCCTTAAGTGGGGAAACAATGCGTGAACTACCAATCTGGATAGGACCATTTACTTATATCGACCTTTCTGCTAGCAATTATCCGCTTTTTCGTACATTCCTTACATTCATAAGAATATGACGATGGGAGTACACCTCTGCCCTTTCTCGTCATATAGAAATCTTCTATCAGATCTTTACTCTCTTTGCAGGTTCGACAAGTTCTTTTCTTGAACAGTAAGTGTTCTAAAGTAAACTGTTCGTCGAATCCCATTACTGATACTCCCACATATAAGATCTGTCACCATATTCATCAGTGGTCCATCTATCTCCCTCGGCATCTACAAAACTAGTCTCTTCTAAACCATCTGACATAAAACCAAATGGTGCCATATCTTGTTCGATCTGATTCTTCTGCTCTTCATACAGTCTCTTACGGACATCCTGATCGGTAAGTTCCTTAAAATAATCCTGCTGGACCAACCATGCATAGATTACCAAACACATTGCAAGGTCATCATTACAACCTTCTTCCGCTTCAAAAGAATTACGTTTCTGAATAAAAGTCGTAAGTTCGGATATAATCTCATAGTCTTTGAAGATAATTTTATCTTCTTCAATCATTGTCTTCAGGTTAAGTGATCCAACCTGTTTAACAGTCTTACTCATCTTGACACCGAGTTGTGTCTTCTTACCAGAGAATCCCTGTCCTACAATCTGACCAGCTCTACCTCTCATAGAACACATTAGTAGATTTTGATACTCAAGATCATAGTTTAAAATAGAAGCAACTTGGTCTCCAACGTCATTTACTTCACACAGAACAAATGCATTATTATAATTTCTTACTACTTCATAGATGATATTGGGGAACAGCATCGGTTTTATATCATTATTCCGATATTTTGCTACTACTCTATGTGGAAACTCAGTAATATCTACAACAACAAAAGCAGAATAGTCTAGACTGACTCCTCTTGCAACGTCAACAGTACAGATATAATCTCGACCTTCCACAGGTTTTTCATAGATATCCAATCCAGCATTCCTGGTCATTGGATTATCGTATACTAATGATCTTAGTTTACTTGGTGCAATCAGAGTGTCAACAGATCCAAGGAATTCACACTCAAACTCGATCTTGAACTGTTGCTCTGATGTGTTAGCAATAGTTTGTTCTTTCCAGACGTCATCTCTACCAGGTACTTCAGACCAATGAACATCTGTGGGAACATAATCATTCTTACTTTTTTCTGCATCATGCCATAGACGGTAGAAGTGATTCATACCGTGAGGAGTAGATACGATGATTACTTTGGTGCTTTTACCAGAAGTAATAGTAGGATAAACAGAGGCAAAGAACGAGTCAGCAATATGATTTGGGACGAAGGCGAACTCGTCGAGAAAGAGGATGTTAAATGACATACCTCGGACAGCACTTGCAGACGTAGACGCTGCCAGAATTTTACTGCCATTTTCTAACTCCAATGAACCTTTGTTCCATGCGATGATACCCTGTTGCATCCATTTAGGCAGGTTTTCATAAGCAGTCTGTAATCTTCCAAGAAGGTCTCTTGCGGTTGCTGCTTTGTTTGCCAGGATGCCTATATTAACACTATCGTTGAATACTGCATAGTGCAAAAGGTATGACACAGACGTAGTGGATTTACCAGTCTGACGTGGCATCTTACAAATATTGAATCTATTCTCATGGAAGTTAGAAATCAACTTTCGCTGAAAGTCGTATGGTTTGAAGGGAACAAGACCTTCATCCAAACTCACAATCTTGACGTAATTCTCTGCAAAATACACAGGATCATTCTTACACCTTACGAATTCTATAATATTCTCTTCGGTGAATTCGACCGGTGTATTTGCTTTTTTTAGATTAGGATTGCCAAGATATACATTATCAACCATGATTCATAAATTTCCTAACGATGCTACAGTTTCTTGTGTTTTTAAATATAATTTAGCATAGCACTTTGCTACTTTCTTTACGTTTTCTATTTCTTGTAGATTATCAATTTCTCTTGCAATCTTAATATACTCAAAACCTTTATTCAGGTTTTGGATTTCAATTGCGTCTGGATCTAAGTTCATTTATTTTCTCCTGCATCTCCTGCAAACATATATGGTAAAGTTGGTTCTTTTGGTGAAGGGTTGTAGTATAGTACGATTGGTCCGGGGTAGACCTTACTCAGTTCAGCGCGAACTTCCTCCCTTGTTGGTCTGGAGAACTTATTGAAGAACATTTGAACCTTTAGTGTTCTTCCTCTCCAGTTGAAGATAATAGTATATGTCCTACCTCTTTCTTGTATTCTAAGATACGACTCTGCCATCTCCTGTCTCCAGTTGACTTCTTCGTAAGTTGCCTTGCCTGGGACTACAACAGACTTACTGAAGTTCCTTACTGTAAACATGTCCCACATCTTGGGACCATAACTGCATTCTTCTCTGTATTCCTTTTTACCACAGAGTTCGCAGAATCTTTCCTCTCCATATCCTTTCATATCTTCTTTCACTTCTTTTTTCTCCGGTAAACCTTTATGCTTGGTGGATGCAAAATCCTTCGCATCTTTCTTCTTCATAGAGTTTGCAGCATCCTGCACTTCAGGTGATGGATTCTTCATATCACCTTTCTGGGTGGCACGGACCATACCCATGAATCTTTGTTGTGCTTTAGATACTGCTGGCATGGTTACTTACTCTTTTGCTGTGCTTGACCAAAACCTGACCCGGATGGATCACCACCGGGACCTTTGAATCTACGTTGTTGTGCTTGACCTAAACCTGACCCAGATGGATCTCCACCGGGACCTTTGAATTTACGTTTATCTTGAATCGAAGAACCTCCTATGTTTCGTGCCGCTGTCATCGCTCCGGCAGTGGCAGCCTTTTTACCTACCCAATTTAATACATTACCTACAGCACTAATTGCACCAAGACCAGAACCCATCAGATTCTGATCAATCTCTTGGATATTCTGTTGGAATTGCTTAAAGCTTTTCATTATTCTTTAACCCTTCCTTGAGCATTTTTTGAAGTTCAGCAGTTGAACCAACAAATAATGCATTGTTTACCGTTGTTGGAGAAGATGCCTTCTCCTCTTTATTTAGATCCTTCATCTTCTGCTGCAGGTCAAGCAACTTATCAGATACATCGCCAACGCTCTTGATAAGTTGTCCGACAACCTCATAGGATCTGGGTTGTTGTCCTTCCTGTGCTAATTCAAGAATACCATTGATTGCTTCCTGTCCCTTCTCAATCAAAGAATACAGGTTACCACGAGTATACTCATAATCTTTCAAATGATCTTCTTGACCACTGATTTTCTTGAGTTCTCTCTTGGTCTCTTTTACGATTTCTCCTGCCTGAACTTCAACGTCCAAGGTATCGTTTATGCTGTCAAATTGGTCACTCATACATCTGTACCTTTACTAGGACTATAAGTTTTAAAATCACTGAAGTCAAATCGTTCTTCACTAAATCCGAAGTCATCACCAGGTTCGACCAGATCGTTGTCTGTCTGGGTGACTGCATCGATTGATACTCCCTTGATATGACTATCTGCCTGAGTTCCATCGACTCCCCGATAGACTAGGAGTGTTTCACTACTGATTTCTCTGATCTGTATAAGTTCTTTACCGATGTAGATATAACCATCTACAAAGAGACTTGATGCATTGGTGACCAGGAACTTGGTCTGTTCTGCATTAATATCTTCAGCAAGGGTAGTTGTATTGTCATCATTATAATCCTTGAGTGCTCTAGGTTCAGCAACATACCTGAGTTCTCTCTTCGCGGTTTTGGTTTTTGTTGATGTATGATAATCGACCTGAACCTTTCTGATAAGTCCTTCACTGCTATCAGCAATAGCACCAAACAGATATGTCTTTGCTGTAAACTGTAACTCATGAACGATAACTCTCTTCTCCTCATATCCAGAGGTATAGTTATCTTCAAAGTTAATGTTTTCTAGAACCAGTGGTACGTCTCTCTTCTCACCGATTGCTTCTACTAGGTCAACTGTTACATTGAATGCTGGTTGGAATATAGGAAGAATCTGCTCGATGATCTGCATCGCATCTTCATTATATTGAGTCATGATTGACAACCTAAAACCTAGATTGTATGGAACCGGCATAAAGACTTTTCTTGCTGCCTTAGTCCCGTCATTAGTAAATGTTTTAAAGGTTTGCATTGTAGAGACTTTTCTACTAGCATCATACTGAATACTTGTCATTTCAAATGCTAACCTGGGAAGAGTTATCGATACCCTTCTTCTTGGGTCAGGTTTCTGCTCCAGTCTTGCAATGAACTTCTCAGAAGGACCATATGCAATGGGAACTTTTACAGTCGAGAACTCAGAACCATCCTGCTTCTTGTGCCGGAGTTCAATGCTGTTGAAAAGAGTACCGAAAGATATGATAGTCTTTCGTATAATCTCATGATAATAATACTGTCCTAACATGACACCATGGTTTGCCTATACTAACTATTTAGATCTCTCCAAATGGGTTCTTCTCAGTAAAGTCAAGAATGGTGTCTGCTTCTGACTCTATTTCGATATTATCTGCAAATTCATCGAACTCATCTTGCTTAGAAATTGTATCGATTTTTCTAGCAGCATCAGATCCAAGATTAGAAGTTCCAATACCTACAACGATTTCTCCAAGTGCAAAATTACTGGATGCATTTGTAATCTGCAATACGTTAGTATCAGCATCCCAGTTATGAACATACGCTGTAGTGCCCGTAGAGACGCCTCTGACGAGTTCTCCTGGCAGATAGTTAGAAGAGTTGATTCCGGTCGCAGGGACCTCTATGGTGACGTTTGGCGTCAGTGTGTATCCTGCACCAGCATTAATGTATCTGATAGAATTGACTGTATCATTAGCACTAAGTATGACAACAGCAGAAGCATTGGTTCCTCCTGATGGTGCTGTTGTAATTGCAACTGTCGGTGTAACTCCGTATCCAACACCAGCAAATGTGATGCTTGGAGCACCAAGCGCACCTTCAGAAAGGATTGCTGTTGCAGCGGCACCTGTACCAAACTGGTTCTGCGGACGGATTGTAATTGTTGGTGGTAACGTATATCCAAGTCCTGGATTGGTAATTTGAATACTATCGATTGACTGACCCACCTGACCAGTTCTCTGAGTCATAAGTGCAACAGCAGTAGCATTGACGCCACCACCAGGTGCAGTTGTAATACCAATAATTGGTGGAACTGTATATCCTGTTCCATCATTAATAAGGTCAATGCTGCTTACAGCAAGATCGGTTGGACCACCACCAAGATCTTTTGCGAGTTGAATAGTTGCTGTTGCCTGCTGAGCATCAAGACCAACCATTGTAATTTTGGTGGTAAAGATAAAGTCGGATACTGCCTGATCAACTTCTTCAATACCAGTATCAACCAGTTCATCGAGTGCAGCATCAAAGACTTCACAACTCAACTGATATACGAATAACTTATTCAGTTGGTAGAATGGTTTCTTTGCTTCTACATACTTGATTTCAAAGATAGTATTATCAAGGGGGAAATAAATCAAATCTCCTTCTTGTGGTCTCGATGTTACTATGACTTCACCTGCATCTAAGAATGGAGAAGTAAAATCCTCATATCTTTCCTTTGAAATTATTAGAGTGATCTGGTCTGTTGACTGAACACCAAACTTAGATAAAATATCTCCATTACCTGCAAAACCCTCATAGTTTGCTAGGTATGCTTCCATCCTAAATGAGTCATCAAATTCACTAGCAATTGCTTCATTCAGAATTGCATCCTGACTCACTAACTTCCTTGGAAGGTAGATGATGTCTTGTCCATATATCTTTAGTTGCTCGTTAATCAGATCCTGAACAAGTCTCTGTTCGCCTTGGGATCCCTGTAAAAAATAAGAATTTAATGGCATGATGTATCAACCTATCAAATCGAAAGGTGGTTCTTCGTAGGTGTCTCTGAGTTCTTTCTCTAGAACTTCCAACTCTGATACAGCATCATCATAAAGTTGTCTTCCATTCAGTTGCACACCACCAGGAAGTGCTACACCTTGGAACTTAATTAAGTTCTGACCCCACTGCCTCTTGATCAGTGAAGTAGTATATTTCTTTAACCACCAGTCATTGAAGACTAGTGTGGAATCTGCAGGATCGATCAGTCTATAGCAGTCCAACACAAGGTAGTTATCATCATTGAATTCACGCCAATCAATATCTACGTATAATCTACCATTCTTTCTATTGAATCGTAACTGTGTGTCTGGAGTGATAATTCTGCTCAAGTCCTCAAGATAAGTCTTGGTCATTGAGTAGTTTAGGAGATCAAGTGCTCCATAGTAATACACATCATTCAGAAATATTTGATATTTGATATTAAACAGACCACTAGATATGGTGCTGTTGTCCATCTTGAAAACTTTATTGATTCCAATGACATGCTCTGGAAGTTGAATAAAGTTTTCGTTTTCTTCCCAGTTTACTGTTGTAACACCAATACCAGAGGATTGGGTTACTGTAGTTGTTGTAACACCAGACTGTATTACTGCTCTATCTGCCTTACTGACCTTATGCTTCAGGAACATTCTTTGATAACCATCAAAGTGATAATCCTGCCAGTGTTGAATGGCATCATCCACCAGATCTTCAATCTGATCATCGTCTACGTTAATTTCCAGAACAGGAAATCCAAGTCTCCTAAGACAATAATCGATCAATTCTTGTCTGGTCGATGGTTTGCTCATTCTTCGATACCTGCTTCCTGATATTTAACTTTGTTTTGCAATTCATTGTAATCTTTGGTCAAAGATTCCAGTTTTGCCTCTAAAAGAATATTCTGATTAACTAATGTAGATATTTTAGAATGATAATTCTTAATCAAGATATTCACGTCAACGTCACTATTCATAAGTCTAGAAGGTTCCTCCATCGAGAGTATTTGTCCAACATGGTTTGTTAGTATACACAACAGTTACTGAGTTTGGTGCAACTGAAATGCTAGCACCATTTACAACCAGATCATTTGTTGCATCGAATGTTCCTTGAACACCGATCAGAGTCAGAGTAGTTCCACCACTAATAGATGTCTTACAAACACCAAATGCTGTGCTATTATTCTGCTGAGTAACCAAAGCATCCTGAGCAATTGTCTGTCCAGAAGGCAGAGCAAGTGTAATCTCAGTGACAGCAGTCAGAACCTGTGTAGAAGTTCTTGTATTTACAGCATCTGTTGGTGTGTTAGTAGATGTCTGTAAACCATTAGCATCGAAGAATACAACACCGTGTGTTTCGTAATCTCCAGTCTGATAGTAGATACCCTTGATATCCAGATTACCTCTGGTTCCTGCTACGGTGCTACCAGTGATAGTTGCATCAGGGACATATGTAAATGCTCTTGCAGGAGCAGAACTTCCTTCACCAGCACTATCGTTATAACCGAAGAAACCAACCTTATTATTACCAACTCCGCTACTTACGTTGTATTGGAATGAAATACCACGGTCTGTATTGGTATCAAATCCGTGAGTAACAGTTACTTGTGATGTAGTAGTAACACCAACTGCCGTACCTGTAAATGTTACAACTTTAGTTGATGAGTTGTATGCTGTAACTGTAGCAATACCAGAAGCATCAATACCTGATACTGCCAGTTGGTCACCAGTATTAATACCAGCAACTGAATCAAGCAGAACAGTAGATACACCAGATGCGACAGTTCCCATGACTGTCTTGATACTGGTTACGTCACCAATACCAAAGATGGCATCATTAATTGTAACGTCGTTTGAGTTAACAGTAGTTGTTGTACCATCAACTTGTAGGTCACCCTTGATGATAACCGTACCTTCATTACTCAGACCATCGGGGAATGGGTCAATGAATAGTTCATTACCACTACCAGACTTGGTAGAAATAGTGTTAGATGAAATACCAACACTACCAAATATCTGAGGAGAGTTCCACTGCCATCCATGACCAGTGACTATGATTTGATTAGTGCCATCCTCATCATATTCAATACTGACATCCTTACTTGTACCAAAAGTAAGTTTAGTGTCATCAGGAATAACAATCTCACCGGATCCATTAGGATCAAGGATGATGTCTCCATCAGTATCTGTAGAAGATAATGTATTTGTATCTAATCTTAGGTTATCTACGTTCCACTGATCGACCTTCCTGTTCTGGTCCAGAAGTGCAACAAATCCATTTGCTGCAGTTGTGGGGTTTGCTTGACCAGCAACCAGACCAGGAGCAATACTTAATAAGTCGGTGTAGTATCTACCACCAACTACCTGAGCATTCTGTGCGTTATCACCAGCAAATAGTCTCCCACCTTTATTACCGTGGGTTCCTACTCCAACTGTAAGACCTAATTCACCAAAGTTAAGAGTCCCTGGAGCGCCAGTGCCCGTAGATCTTTTTACTCTAATTATACTTGCCATGGCTTAGAAATTTCCTCCATTGATATCCAAATTTTGGGTTGATCCAGGCGTTAATTCTAAAGTTGCTTCAAACTTGCTGGTTGTCGCATTATAAACCAGAACTGCACCGTTCTGGACTCCCGATATGTCTACATCGGATAATCCACCTAAGGTTCCACCACCTCCAGCAAAGGAGGACAAGACCTTAATCGCATTTTGTGATCCAACTCTGACTTTAATATCTGCCATAAGTTTTAAGTGGTAACTCCAGCGGTGACGATAGCACTACCTTCTACGACTCTGGTTTTAAGTGAAGAAGCATCAGTCAATAGAACATCGTATACGTATCTACCAGGTTTCAATCCAGCAGTAATTGAGGAACCTAAAGAGATCTTCAGTTGTCCTTGTACTGCATCTGGAAATGATACAACAAAGTCGGCAGCAGTTGTTGATGTTGCTGCTGATTTCTTTAATTTTGCTGCACCAGTAAACCCTGTTAAATTCAGTGGAGCATTTG